TCTTTATTAACTGCTAATGATTTTGTTGGCACATAATACATTTTACTAACTTGACCACCAAAATTATATATTACTTGAAAAGCACAAGCTCCTTGCATCTTAAAATCAGTAACAGCATTTCTTAAATCCTCTTCATCTAAAATCTTATTTATATCAACCAATCCATTCTCGTCAATTAAACCATCTGCTAATATATAATCAGTGAAATTGTCAATGATTGCTTGGTTAGTTGGAGAACCTAAATAAGCATCCTCTACTGCATAAAAATAAGAATTATCAGCTCCATTTGTAATCCATTTATTACTTGATATAAGTAAAGATTGTATATCAACCTTTACATATTTATTCATCTCTATAAAATGTAATCTCTTCATTTATTATTTATATTTTTATTATACCATTATCATTTTTATGTAAGATATAGTTATCTAAATCTGTTTGAGTTGTTGATAAGATTTTACCTCTCCAAACCAATTCATCATTAGAATTATTAAGAACCTTAACCTCATATGTTTCACCATCTACAAAAGGATAATCAAACTCAAGAACCATTAGTCCTGGTTCATTACCTACTGTAATAGTTATAATAGTTTCTGTTTCTTTAATTTCATTCCATATATATAATTTTACAACTGGTGTAAATTTTCTATAAGGTATTTTTAATGTATATAAAGATGGTTCAATTAATGTTTGGTCTGCTGTAATTAAGTCACTATCAACAGATATAAATGTATTATCTACTGTTAAGTTATCTCCTATATTTTGTAAGTTTATTATTTTTAATGACATTTACTGTATCTATTTTTATTATATATAGTAAAAACTATATTTTTTAATTTTGTTTATAAAATAAAAACCACCTATTAAATAGGTGGTTTATTTTAATCTTTTAATTCAAGTATTATCCAGCAATAGAAGCTGTTGCTACAAGAGCTAATAAGTTAGTTGATGCTGAACCAGTTAAATACCAGATAGGATCTTTTTCCATAGCTACTGCTGTTAATGTATATCCATTTAATGAATCCATTGTTCCTTGAATTTGAGAGTTACCAGAAATCTCACATCCGTGTTTTTCTCCCATTAAGAAGAAATCACCCGAATTAGCCTCAACGAAAATCTGAGGTCTTCCCCAAGCTAACATTTTAATTTGGAACTCCATTTCAGCAGATAATTTAGTTAAAACAAAGTTTAATGTTTGATTAAAAAATGTAGTACCATTGTCTCTTGAAGATGTAATATCTTGAGTAAAAGTATTACCACTATTTTTTAATTCATACTTATAAACATCTGTTAAGTTTCCTAAATCTGTTAAAATGTGTCCTGCGTCTGTTGAAGATGTAACGAATTGGTAATCGTCATAATTAGCAATATAAATCGCTTTTAATCCAGATACTGCATCTTTACAAGCTAAAAGGTTTTTACCTTTTGTAATATCACAAGCCATATTATTTTATTTATTTTTTTACTAAAAGGGTTTTACGCTTTTGAGTTTTACTAGTTTAAGTTTTTCAAGGGACCTTTATTCCAGCCCGACCACCTTTTACAGGTCCCTCCAAAAACTCTACTTGTTTTAAGCCATATTATTATGGTCTTGAATAAACGATTTCTGAACCAAATGAGTAACCAACACCTGCTGAGAATACGATTTTAGTTCTGATGTTTCCTGATAAGTCACTTTCGTCCATATCTTTAACAGAAACGTTGTTTAAGTCTGCTTCTAATCCAGTTAAGAAACCAATGTTTTTAACTCTATAAGCTAAGATAGTGTTAGAAGGTAATCCTGCGATAGATACCATTGGAACTCCAATATAATCTAAAGTTTTATCACCAACTGGTGTTCCAACCATATAATTACCAACTTGTGATAATTTGTAGTTTCTTGCTACGTTTGGAGAAACAGCGATGATTAAATCTTGCTCATTGATGATTTCTTCTGGGATAGCAGCATAAACTTTTGCTAATTCAGATTGAACGTTAGCTACAGTTGAAGCAGTACCAACAATGTCGATTACATCACCATCAGCTACGAATTGTGCTAATAAACCAGCAAAAGAACCTGTAACACCAGTACCTTGCCAAATTTCTCTATCAACTAAAGCACCCATATTATTCATCATAGCTAAAAGGATACCGTCTTGAATAGTAGCTGGGATTTCATTAGCTGCTCCAAATAAACCTGCTTGTTGTGCTTGGAAAGTTTGGTGAAACTCATCTTTACATAACTCGTGTTTGATTTCGTATTTTTTAGTTGCTACTTCTTTATCAGTATAAGTAACAGTACCTGTAGTGTCAAAACCACAAGAGTAAGGTGCTAAACCTGCTGCGTAAGAAAGTTTTGGTAAGTAACCAGAACCAATTACGTTAGGTAAAACAGTGATAGCATTTTGGTTGATTGTATCAGCTGCCTTAAAAGCTTGAACAAATAACTCTCCTGCTAATGCTCCATTAAATTGAGAATTTACGCTTAATGTTGTTGCCATTTTATTTATTTATTTTTTTTGTTATTCTTTCAATAGCAGATACTCTACTATCAACAGATACTTCTTTTGCCTTGAAGTTAATTGGTGATTGACCTTTAACTTCTGCTTTTAATTTTGTAGATGCTGCTAAGTTTTTTAACTCAACGTTCTCCATTAAAACTGCTTCTTGTTGTGCTGTTAGTTTTTCAATTTCAGCAGTAAGAGTTTCAATCTTAGCTTTTAATGCTTCAACATCTACCTCTTCAACTGGTTTAAGAACTTCCTCAGCAATGTCTTCTGTTGCTATCATAACCTCAGCTACAATTTCTGTTTCAACATCCTCCATAGTTACTTCTTCCGCAACGACTTCTTCTAATTCATCAGTAACCTCTTCTACTAAATCACTAACCTCTACAATTTTACCAACTTCATCAGTTTGGTATTGTTTATTGTCAGCAATAAACTCAGCATTCATAACTGGGTTTAACTCTGCGTCATAAACAACATTACCAACCTCAAAAGAGTCTGCTGTAAATGTTCCTAAATTAGTGTCTAATGATGCTAATGAAACCTCTCCCTCACTAATAAGTTTGATAAGTTTTTTTAATAAGCTCATATTGTTTCTATTATTTTCTCTGCTAGTATAACTCTCGAAGAAACTTCTTTGAGTATCTTCTTTTACTTCTTGTGTTAAGCAGTCTTCACAAGTTGTTTTTTTCATATTTATCTTCTCAAATTCAACAAATGAATCAATTGAAAAACCTTTTGCTTTACCTGTTTCTACATACTCAGACCACAATTCATCTGATAACTTCATTCCAATAACCCAATCACCATTTTCAACTGGTAATCCAATCTCTGATGCCTTATCATTTTCTTTATTCATTACAATCCAGTTCTCAACTACTGTTGTTCCTTCTAACCAATTATTATGGTCGTGATTAAAAGTAGAGTTTCTTTGATAACCTTTTTTCATAAAGTCTTGTGAAAATCTCTCAATAGTTGGAGCATCAAACATTAATTGAAAAGGTGTTCCATCCTCAAACTCTCTATAAATCTTTTGTTCTGGTCTTAAAACAATACCATACAAAATCTTTTTCTTTTCATCAGAAGATAATTTTATTACTTGCTTTTGTTTATTAAGAGCAATAAAATCAAAACCATTTGCTGGATCATCTACAATAGAGATACCATAAAGGTCTCCATCATTTTCTCCATCATATTTAACTTTATAAAGATCCATATTATATAAACTATTTTTTTATTATTTGTTTATTTTTCAAGCATAAATAATAGATGTTTTATTTATTCTATAACCGCTCAAATAACCCCTCAATGTTCTATGATTCATATTTATAGAAATTGCTGCTTCTGTTATAGAATCATAATATATACCTGTCTCTAAATTAATAACTAATTTTTTACTTTTTCTAGGTCCTTTTAATTTGTCTTTTTGTTCCTGACACATTTTCAATCCTTTATTATATGGTGTAGTTCCTAATTTAGAGTTACTAATTCTTTTTTTAGTTTCCTCTGAATGTATTTTACCTGTATTACCTATATTACCTTTTAATCCTAATACACCTTCACCACCATCAGTCATATTAACAAGACTACCTAAACCAAGGTCTCTTCTACCATAATAACTTATTAATAAAATCTCTAAAAAACAAGCTTCTTCCCAAGATATATTATTTTTAATTATTTGTGCCTCATAACCATATTTATTGACTATATTATACCAATATTTATTTCGGTTATTTTTAGAATATAGTCTATTTTTATTTTTACCTATACCAATATAAAAAGTCTCACCATTAGGTTTAATATGTCTGTATATATATGCCATAAATATTATATTAAATAATTTAATAACGATATTATTAAAAAAGGATAAAAGGACAAAAACGTAGCATTTGTTATTCTATTTCTATCTAAACTTTGTTGTGTTGAAACATCTGAACCAACTACATAAGCATTAATAGGTTGTTGTTGCTGTGCTGCTATTTGAGCTGCTAATTGATTTGTTCCACTTGCTCCAACTATATTAAATTGAGCAGAAGCACCTCCACCCCCACCAGCATTACCACCACCTCCACCATCAGATCTATTCCAAGATGTTAATGTTGTTGCTAAAATAGAAGCAATACTTGTTCCTGCTATACCCCAGTTATAAGGTATTTGTGCTAATGACTTAGCAGCACCAGCAGCATAAGATGTTCCAGCAGAAGCATATGAAGCAGCAGCAATTGGATCAGTAGCAGCTAATGAAGCAGCTAATGCTTTATATAAAGTTGCTTGACTTGAATAATCACCTGCTCTTTGCTTTAACTTAGCATTTTCTCTTGTTGTTCCTATTACAACTTGTGCTATCTCAGCACCTTTTTGAGCAACTAATAAAACATTTCTTAAATCTTTTGACTTAATAATAGCTTCATTTTGTAGTTGGTCCATAAAAGAGAATGAGTTAGCAGTAAGTATCTGAACTTTATCAAAATACTCTTGTTGTGCTTCTAACTTGGCATCTACTGCTAATTTTTCTTGTTCTATAATAGCCTCAAGCCTTAAATTATTAAGTTCAATCTCTGAATCAGAATCAGATTTTGCTTGATCCTTTTTCAATTGTCTTATCTGAGTGCTAAAATCTCTTATCTTATCTTCTAAGTCAAAGTATCTTTTAGTCATCTCTTCCATTTCTTTACCATAAATAGATAAGACTGAACCATCTTTTAGATCTGTTTCTTGTAATCTTTTAACAACATCAGATACTTTTTCACCACCTATTTCAATGTTTCCTAATTGAGATTGTTGTTCTTTTAGTGATTTTTGTTCTGTTATTAAACTTTGTAATCTATCCTTTCTTGCTGTATTATCAATCTCATATTTCTTTTTAGTTATCAATATATTTTTGTCTAATAATTTATTAGTTCTTTCAATTATATCAGCATATCTATTTTGATAAGCACCAAAATCTACCTTCTCAAAGTTCATCATTGACTTATACAATATATCATAACTTGCTGTCATTTCAGCAAGAACTATATTAGGATCTAAATCCCAAGTATCTTCTCTGGCATCTGGATTTTGTTCTTTTAACCTTTTTATGTTTCTAGAAACTTCTTTAATAATACTCTCATAAGGTTTATAAGCCTTTATTAATTCATCTAATCTTTTCTTTTGAGTATCATTAAGGTCTTTACCAGCAAGGAAGTTAATCTCAGTAATTAAAGCCTTAGCAGCATCTCTTGTTGTATAATAAGCATCTGTTAAATTCTTAAACTTAGAATAAACAGGTGTTAAATCATTTAATGTTAAACCAACTAAAGCATTATTTATATCAGCAAGAGTTTTACCAGCTTGCTCACCTCTCTGAATAGAAGCATTAATAGCATCTTGTAGTTTCTTTTGTGCTTCTAATTCTTTGGTTCTTAATCTCTCTCTTCTAAGATTATCTTCTTGTGCTGCTCTAACCTTTGGATCATTAATAGCAGCAGCTCTTACTTTTAATTGCTCATTGATTGCTTTTTCGTTATCAATATATTTTTGATAAGTCTCATTATATTTATCTGTTCCTTCATCCAATGTTTCTAAAACAGAAGCATACTCTGCTCTTAAATCAAATAAGCCTTTTCTTTGACCTTCAATACCAAATAATGCTAAATCTGCTTGTCTCTTTGTTGCTTCAGCTAAATCATTTTGTAAATCAATTATCTCTTGTGTTGAAGCACCTTCCGCTTCTCTAAGTCTAATCTTTTCTTGAAGGTTTATTATTTCCTCTGCTTGATTTATTTGTGTGACTTGTTGATTTCTATTAAATGTTTCTTGTTGTGAGTTTAATCTTTCTAAAGCAGCAGTTGAACCATCAATAACACCAACCCATTTATCCCAATTAGTAACTAATTCAAGAACAAGGATTGCTAATGCTCCAATACCAGTTGCTATGATAGCACCTCTCAAACCTTTTAGTGAAACACCAGTAAGTTCAATTGCTTCAACAGCATCCTTGAAGTCCATAGCAAGACCTCCAGTTGCTGCTGATAATAATCCCATAGCACCACCATTTTTAAGTAAACCATCATTAAGAGTTGTTGTCTCTTTAGATAATGTTCTTGTAGATTGAATTATCTTGGTTTGACCAGTTTTCATATTGTCTAAACCATTACCAATTCTATTTAATGCTTCCTCAGCACCATTAGTATTTACATCAATGTTTATTGATTTATTTATATCAGCCATTTTTTGTTCTAATAATTCTTATCGCTTTATCTTTTATATCACTAAGACTTTTTGGTAAAGCGTATTTACCTTTTGCTATTTGGATGTATTCATCCCCATCATACCAATTATCTAATTGAAGCATTTGTATTATTTTTTCTAACATAAATTAAAAACTATTTTTATTATCTCTGTTTACTACTATAAACCTTTTTGTAAAATAGTAACCCACTTCTCAATACCATCTGCTGTAATTGTTAAAGCCATCTTTCTATCTTGATAAACTTGTGGAGGTACCTGAGATGCTTTTTCTTCAATTCTAATACATATCTCCGAATTACCAATTCCTGATGGTGTTAAAACATCAATCCAATCAGTTCCAAATCCTAAATCAACTTTAGTAACAATCCAATTTGTATCAGAAGATATATTTACCGCATAATACTTAGTTCCAGCATTAGCAATTATATAATCACTATATAGGTTTAGATTAAGGTCACTTGTTAATTTAATTATTCTATTATTCTGAATACCATAAACATCATCACCTACATTATAAACAATAGAACAATTGTGATTATTAAATGTTTGGTAAATAGAACCATCTTTCTGTATTATAACAGCATTCTTAGTGTTATTACCATTAAATTGACTAAATGAACCACTAATGAAGATTCTATCATTATTTTTAGTATATCTAATAAAGTTAGCATTACCTGTTGATATACCTGTTCCAGCATCAAATGTTGTATCTATATCACCAGTCTTAGTAATTTTAATAACTCTACCCATAGTCATACCTTTATAACTTGTTGCTGAATTACCCATCAAATATATAGATTGTGAGTTATCATATGTAGGTAAAATAAACTTAACTGTGCTTGCTGGTAGAATACCTGTTCCAACAGCAAATGTTGTATCAATAGAAGCAGTTGCTGTTAATTTAATAATTGATGGTGCTGTCATACCTTTATAACTTGTAAAGTAACCAGTAGCATATACACTTTCATCATAATTCGATACAATAGAAGTTACTGTATTATCAAACCCAGAACCAACAGCAAATGTTGTATCAATAGAACCAGTAGCAGACATTCTAACTAAACATCTTGAAGATACATTTGAGTAAGAACCAAACAAACCACATAGAAGCATTTTACCATCTGATTGTTGAGCCATATCTTGTGTATATCTAAATCCACTAGTTTGTGTAAAGTTACCAGGTGTAAAACTTGTATCAATTGTCCCATTAGGATTTAATTTTCTTAAACCATAACCAGTAACACCATTATACGATGAAAAGAAACCTGTTACATATAAACCATCTTCTCTACCATAAGAACTACTATCTATTCTATAAAGTCTCATACCTTCATAAGGATCTGAGTTAGGACCGCCTAAGTTAGCATTAAATGTAACATCTCTTGTTCCATCAGCATTTATTTTAACTACTCTTGATGCTGTCGCTCCATCAAATCTATTAAAGTTACCATAGACAAAGTATGAACCATCTTCGTTACCAGTTGTATAATCTGTTAAATATAATGATGTAGAAGAGCTAAATGTGCTACCAATGAAATCTCTTTCAATAGTTTCATAAGGATCATATATATCTAAAAATAAATTAAACTTAGTCTCACCTGTTGTTAAATTAACTGTATAATCATTTATTTTATATCTATGGTCTCCAATAACAAGTCTATCATTTAATGATAATTCTTCAATAAATCTTGGCGGTAAATAAGATGAATATGAGAACTTTCTTTGTTTCAATGAATAAACAGTATTAATCCAATTAGACCAATAGTTTAAGAATAAAGAGTTATAAACATCTACTTTATGCCAAGGGTCAATCTCTGAACCAAAGTTTATTGTATTTGTAACTTGATCTATCAGTTCATCATCAGTATTACCAATAATGTAATTATATAAAACATCAGTAGTTGTTGAACCAAATTTAATCTTGAATGGATAATCTTCATTTATAGAAATCCCATTATTAAAGAATAAAATTGGTTTAGAATTGTTTCTACTAAATGTTTCATTATCTTGTGTTGAGATAGATTGACCTATTGATATATTAGTATCTTGACCAGCATCAGCATTAGGTTCAAGAACAGTAAGTCTCTCAAATAACATATTCTCAAATTGGACACTAACTTCTAAATTATCTTTTGTTGATAAAGAAGCATATGTTGCTTTTAAGTCACCATAACCTATTTCATCATTTGGGTCATTATCCTTTCTAAACTTAGCACCTAATACATTGTTAGTTTTTTCATACTTAAATGTTATATTTTTATATAAAAGAGGTCTTTCAATAACAACATCTTCCATATCAGTATAGTTAGTAATGTCTAATATATTACCTTTAGAATAATAACCATCAATTGTATCTACATAAAACTGATTAGATGATAATGGTCTAATAACTAACTTAAACATTTTCATTAAACCTTGTAAGAAATCAATAACCTTTATATTAGGTATATTCTTATATAATGGGAAATAACTTAGTCTTGTTTGTGAGTTGGGTAATGAATTACCAACTCTATCACTATAAGCAGGTCCTGGAACAGATGGTGTAATAAACATATTAGCAATCAATCTAAACTTGAATGTTGCTGTTCTATCAGTTCTAATAGAGTATTTTAATCTTTTCACATAAGCCTCATTTCTTTGAAAAAACTTTAGGAATGTAGAAGTGTTAGAGGTCGTATCATTTCCTGTTCTTAAATCACTCTCTTCTAATAATTCGTTTGTGTTATAATCTCTAACATAAACCTTAAAGCTTGTAGTTGGATCTGATAAATCATATATCATAACTCTATTCCAGTATTCAATACTATCAAAATCAGTTGTTCCAATAGCAGGAACAGTCATCTCAAAATAGTCATCGATTGTATTAAGTGTTTGATAATTAGAATCAACAAATCCAGCAGTTGGAGGTGGTCCATAATTAAAGTCATCTATTATATCTAAACCTACTTCATCACCTAAAACATTTTCAGACCTATTCATCCATAAAAATAAATTATTAAACACAGCTCTACCAAAAAAGTCATTACTAAATGATATACCATATTTAGTTTCAATACCTGTAATTATATTTTTAACTCTGATTGCTGGTCTTAATTCAATATCTAATATAGCACCATCTGTTGTAGATATATCTATATCATCAGCAGAACCATAGTTCCAATCTCTATTAGCATAAGCAATTAAAGGTGTCATTATTTGACCATCTAAAAATGATGGATTATTAATTGTGTTAATAAAATTACCTCCTTCATATTCATACTCAAATTGTGATAATGAGTTCCAGGTTTTAGTCTCACTACCATCAGCATTTTTTTTATAATCTAATCTATCAATGGTATCATCACCAAACAAGTCGGTTAATTGTAAAGTTCCACCATAGAATGTGATTTTATATGATGCTGGTTTATGTGACTTAACTATAACTTGTTCTAATTGTATCTTACCATATCTCAAAGGAAAAGAATCAATTTCTATGTATCCAGGAACTCTTATATTAGCATTGAATGTATTATATATATCTACATCATAATAGTGTCTAAAAATGTCACTATTGTTGTCTGTAGCAGGCACGGTGAATGTATTTGTAAAGTCTGTAAATACACTTGATAGTTTTTCAATGTCTGATAATTTAGATGTTAAATTAACATTTTCATCTTTATATAAATCTAATCTTACATAATCTGTTGATACTGTTGTTAATGTAGCTGCTTCTGAGGAACCCCAACCTGTTGTAGAAAAACTAAAATTAAAAACCGGAGACCCATTTGTTCTACTTCTAATAATAACATAATTAGTATCATCTACATAATCATCTATAATAAAACTATTACTAAGTGCTGTAATAAATGATCTAAAATCAGAAGCCATTTGCTCATTAGTATATGGACTTGGTATTGCTAACAAAGGTACACTAAATGTTGCTATAGTAGCAGTACTTGGATAAGAAGGGTAATAATTCCATTCAATAAAATCTGTATTTGATGGTTCTGATATAAAAGAAACTTTTACACCTTGTTCTATTGTATTTTCAATTTGTTCTCCTAAGTATATTTTTACATCCATTATAGTATATTATTTATTATATTGTGTGATAACTTAAATTTCATAGTATATTGAATTAACTTATCATTTACTCTTGTTTTATAGTTAAATTGTGTATCTGATTTATTTACAGGTGTAATCACATTATATCTATCAACTACCCATATCTCTTCACTCATCATTAGTTCCTTAAATACATCATTCATATATTCTTCCATCCAATCTGTATTTAATGTCCATTCTTCACTTGCGAATGTATTTATTGTTTTTCTTGTATGTCTTGCTACATTAAAAGAACCATTATAATCAACTATACCTCTTAGATAATTTGTATCTTCAATAGATAATGATTTTGTTGATTTCATAGAGAATGATAAGGTTTCTAAAACACCCCATTTATTCTTGAATACAACATCATAATTTTCATATTTACAAAAACTATTAGTTATATAAGTCCAAACAAATTCACTTGAGTCTGTGTAATTAAAAACATAAGTCATATTTTGATTTGTATCAACTAATATAGATTGTATATACTCATTTGATATATCAGGATTTGCTGTAAATGCTATACTTGCTGTAGCAACACTTGGATAAACATTACCAACATATGTATCAATTGATACTAAATCTTTTGTCTTAAAATGTATTCTTGCTTGACTATATTGAGCATATTGTCTTTTAGACCAATTAGTAAGTAAAACTCTTTGAGGCGAACCAGGTGTAAATGGTCTTATTAAACCTTGTTCTTCACCTGGTTCTGTATAACCATCAACAACAAAGAAATTATCACTAAAAGTTCTACTTAGTTCATTTCCATTATAATAAAAATCACCATATACATTTACCCACTTACTTTCTTTCAATCCTATATTTTGTGATTGAGTTGGGTTATTAGATATAATATAATTATCTATATCACCTTCTAATTTTTCCTTAACCAAATTAGAAAGATTTATATAAATATTTGTTTGTGAATTAACAACCTTTGGTTTATCTTTAACATATGAAATTGATGATGTTGGTGTTGTTAAATCACCATCCCAAGTTTTTATATAGTATCTAATAGTATCATAATTTATTGGCTCAGAATATGTTCCACCACAATTATTAACAAGAGAATAAGATGGACCTGATATAGAACCAATCAAAACGCAATCTGATAGTAAATTAGTAAACGCTGGAACATCAACAGATGCTTCTGATCCAGAGGCACAATCAGTAAATAAGAATGTTTCTGATGAAGAACCACTATTTATTAAATTGTAAATGCCACAAGGTCCTATATCAACCGGTTTTATATATAGATAAGGTGATCTACATTTGATTTCCTCAACCTCTATAGGAGTATCTTCTGTTACAAACTCAACTAATTGTTCATATGGTGGTTGGAGACCAGTTGAAGCATTAAAAATTGGACTACCATTATTAGGTGTAATAATGACAGTATCATTTTCAAGTATAACTGAAAATTGAGATCCATAATCAACTAAAAATGCGTTATAATAGTTTTGTGCTTGTAAAGCAGGTGTTGATCCTATTGAAAACTCACCTGGGTTTATTCTTGTTACCTTAGCTCTTAGAGTTCTAATAAATTCTGTTGTATCAGGATATAAACCATAGTATTTAAAATATACAGTCTCATCTACATTTGCTGGTCTAAGGAACTTTATTGAAAGTGTGCTCATTATTATTTATTTATTTATTTTATTGTGTTTTTACCATATTTTTAATGTAATCTCTTTACCATCATACTCATTAAAAAAGTTTTCCCATATTGTGCCTGCTATTAAGTCTGATAAACCTTCTATTTTATCATCAATAACAGGTTGTATAAAATCTCTTGGTCGAATACCATTTCTATATACAGAAGCAGCAATAGCAAATTGCTCACTTAAATCTGATGTATATGAAGAAAAGGCAGAAGAAGGTGGCATTTTATCTCTAAATGAATAAGGTGAACCCCAACTTACATTTATACCATTCACTCCTTGGTCTATAAATCTACCATAATAAAGCATATCAAATTGTATTTGAGCACCACTAGATGATGGCACAACAATTGCTTCTATACTATTCTTTAGATCACCAGATAATTCAGGTGCTGCTATTCTTAAATCATCAGAAATAGAATCAATATAACTTTGTATGTTTTTCCAATCGTTAATCAGCATTATAGATGTATTTTATATTTTTATGGTATTGATTGTGTTCCTGATAATGTGTCACAATCAAATAGATTACCTCCTGAACCAGAAGGATTAGTGTCTGTTGGATCAATTACAGGAACCATTAAAACAAACCTACAAACCCATCCATCTAATAGATTAAAATCCTTAAATAAAACAGGTGAGAAATCATTTACCTCATCTAATTCAATATTCATATCATTTGGAACTTGTTTCAACCAACTAATTAAATCATTTAATATGAAATATGTTATATTAAGATTATCTTGTAGATTGTCATTACCATCAAACTTATCAGTTGCTGCTGAATTACTTATATCTCTTTGGTCTAATACTGCTACCTCAAAAGCAAACATATTAACAGCATTTGTTCTCATTCTTCTTGTTCCCATTGGTGCAGATACGGGAACTATATGTGCTATTGGATAAATAGATTTCTTATATAGGTCTTTTTCTTGTGATACTCCAAAAAGAACTGTCTTCACATATGGATTACTTTCTAATCTAGCTTTTATTAAATTTGTGGCACGATGGAACTGGTTCATATTTATTTTTATTTTTTATGTTATTATAGTAAAAACTATTTTTTATATACTTGTTTAGAGAAACTCAAACCTAAAAAAAAGAATACAGAGTATTATACCTAATGATACCTTTTTATATATATTTTCTATATGATTTTCTCTGTCTTGTTTTTAGATAATCTAAATTATTTTGGTTCTCAAAGGCTTCTTTCTCAAAAGGTATGTTTCTATATGACCACCAATGTTTAAGTGTCTTAAAACCTTTATATTTTCTTCTATTAGCAAAATACCACTTAAAGTATAAATAGTAAAATGGTATTACATATAATTCTTTCTGTTGTTTTATATGTATTCTCTCGTGATTTATAAGAACATCATTATTTTCCTTAACAATTATAAAAGGATATAAAGTAATACCTCTTATACCAAAAAAATCACAAAACCATTTACTCTTAATTACCATTATCTATTAAATTGTCTTTTTATTCTGGCTGCTTCCAGTTCATTCTTTCTTTTCAAGAAGTTGATATAAAACAGAAACTCATCTGCTGGTGAATCAACCACATCTTTAATTTTTAGATACTGCTCATTAGCAGCAGCAAATAACATAGAGTACCAACCAAATTCCTCAGCAAATATACCTTCATCTGAATATGATGTTACTTGTCTTTCTTCATTTTCTTCAACCTCTTCTGGATATAAGTATTTGTATGGCTTAATAAACTCTTGCTTAAATTGTAAAAAAAAACCATAGCGCCTAAAGCAACTTTACAATCAACCTTTAGCATTACATCACAATGCTTGTCAGTTCCTTCATACTTTTCTATCTCATAATAATTACCCATCTTAGATGTAACTGGTCTATAAAGTATAGAACATATTTTATGTAATTGTTTATCTTTCTCATTTAGATAAACATCTAAGTCTATAAACTCACCAGTTGAGATTTTAGATAGATTAGGTATAAAACCATACTCAACACCATCAATCTCAAATCTGTGTATAAGGTCAAAATCTTCTCTTGAAAGAAGTTCATTTATATCACTCATAGTTTTATCAGATATAGATTTCTCAACATCTAAATTACCGTGAATTAGTTTAATAATTTCTTTTATAACTTTTGAGTCATCCTGATTATAGGTCGATAGAATCAGGTTTATCTCCATTAATTGTCTGATTGTTAATGTCATTTAATTTATTTATTTTTTAGTATTTCTCTTCTCAAGGATATTATCTAATTTTATATTTTTGTATTGCTGGTTTTTTCAACCTATGCATTATTAAATATCTTGCAGCATCAATTAGGTGGTTATACATATCAACAGGTTTCTCACCTCTTTCAGCCCATATATAATTATTTAACTCTTTAATTAGATTTTTACTTAGAGGATCTATAATAAGTTTATAATCTTGCATTAAAAGTAACCCTTCTTTAACTGAACCAGCACCTTTAACACAAGGTTTTATATTAACACCAGTTCTTTTTATTTCTTCGATAAGTCTTCCTTCTGCTGAATCAGCAATGATTAGTTTATTACCAGCAACAATTCTAAATATATAAGATAACTCAGATGTGGTCTTACCAATTTCATACAATTCTTCTTTTAACCAAATAATCTTTCTTTTATTATCTATACTTACTTTAACTAAGGTAGATGGGTCTTCTGACCAACCAAAGTCAGCACCACATTCCCAATCACTATCCTCATTAAAATCTCCAATTTCCCAGTTGTTAAATATAACTCCTTCTGATTTATCTAAGAAACCACCCAATATAATGTGTTTATACTTTTGAGGATTATCTAATTTCATTCTTTTTACTTGTTTTAAGAAACTTTCTGGTAGTTTATCTTCTATATCCTCATATGTAGTGTGAATGTATGTTATATCGTCTGTAATTAAGTTTGTTCCTTCTTTAATACCTCTACTCTCATAAAATCTTTGATATAACCAACTTGCTTTACTTGTTGGATTAAACATAAGAATAATTTTATTAAAGTGTCTATTAGAACGAACTGAAAGGTCTATCTTATCAAATGTTTCTTCATCAGGAATTTCTTCACTTTCGTCTATTACAAGTGTATCAATGTTAGCAATAGATTTAAGGTTTGCTGTTTGCTGACCAGAACCTGCTTTAATACCCTTAAAAATAATTTTAGAACCTGTCAATTTATTTATGATTTCTGATTTAGTAATCTCAAATAAGTCATCAAGTTCTAATGTTTGTATTTTATCTATAAACTCAGGAAAGATAGATATAGCAACCGAGGTCATTGTATAACGAGCAAATAAAATAGTTCTACTATTCTCAAATGTTAAAAGTAAAAGATAGAGAGCAACAGAATAAGACTTTCCACTCCCTCGGGTCAGCGACCCCCACTTACACAATAATAACGAGTATTATTAGCAAATAGGGGTTTATACTTTTCATTAATTTTTATCATCTAATATTTTCTTAATTTTCTTTACTCTTAAATATACTTTTAATAATTGACCTAATTTAATAGGTCTTTTATATCTTGAACTACTTATCACTACTTTCATCCTTACTCTCAAATGAAACTAATTTTGATATATCAACATCATTCACAGTTAATGTTGTTGTTTGATTCACATTAGTTATAGGTTTCCCATAAATATATTGAAAGTATAATGTAATTGCTTTTGTATCACCTTGTTTAATCTTTTCTAATAATTTAGAAACAACTAAACCTCTGTCAATATATTCATCAAATAACTTAATGACATCTTGTTCTTCTGATCTTCTTGGACGACCAGCACCCGGCCTAGCACCACCCCAATTTTCTTTCTTTTCCATTATATTTTATGGTATATTTTTTTAGCATCTAAATATGCTTGTCTTGCTTCTTCTTCTGTTTTAAAGAAACCAAGGCTTATATTATTATTATTATATCCTATCTGTGAATGAAACTTATTTCTATCCTTCCTATAACAATAACCTTTACTATTTTTTGTATTCCATTGATTTTGTTGGTTTGTAACCTTTCTTAAATTACATATTCTATTATCATCTTTAATACCATTTATATGGTCTATACAATCAACAATTTCTCCATATTTATAGTAGTAGGCAAATTGATGACCTAATAAATTGATAATTTTACCTTTATTATATATATTAAGAAATATATAACCTTTTTTATGTCTTCTAGTAATTTCATTACCACTACTTCCGTATATCTTACCTGTTATACTATCATAAATATAACCTTTACTAATTGCTAATTTACATTTATCTTCTCTTGTCATCTTGAAACTATTTTGTTTATTCAACTACTAAGACACCTAATCTTTGTATCATTTTTGCTATTAAACCTGGACACGCACATCTACTTAGTTTAGAACTAAATATATCATTATACAATCTAAATAGGTTATTCACATCATCATTGTTTAATGTATGTGTAGAAGTAATCTTTTTGATAAAATCGATCTCTTCCTCTGTAATATCTCTACTTGCTTTTAACCAAGGAAATGCTTTATTAAGTGCTTCTTTTCTTCTTTTACAAGGTTCGCATTCAGGAATACCAAGTGTTTGTGTTATTGAACTTACTAAATCTCCTAAACCTGAACTTTCTAATTTTTGTTCTGTTGTTTCCTCTGTTAAACCATCTAATATAATTTCAGGTTCTTCAGTTTTTCTTTTCTTTGCCATATTATTATTTTATTTTTATATAAAAACTCTATTTATTTATTTTGTTTATCCAGTTCCATTTAACAACTCTTACTACAAAAGAATATAATAATGCTTCTCCATATCCTATTGGTGTGAATAATCTACTTAGTAACATAATCACTAAAGGGTATATTACAAATATACCTATTAAAATAAGTAATAATTTAGTTTTTGAATTCATAATTGTTTTTTATTTTTTCTTTAATTTTATTAATTCTTAGGTTTATAGTCAAGTGATTTACTCCAATCTCTCTTGCTATTTTTCTTTGTGAGATACCAAATATAAAATGTAGTTGATATAACTTTTTCTCAAAGTGATTTAATTTGGATACAGTTTCAGATATACAATCTAATTTTTTTTGTTTGATTATATCTTCAATCATCATTTGAGTTAATTCTAAGTCTTCTAATGAATTATCCTCAAAGTTTGATACATCTACATTACTATCTATTTTATTTACTCTTATACGCTCTAAAAATAAGTTTCTTAATGAGATGAATACATAATTATCTGTTGCTTTTATATCAGGAACATCCTTAAATCTGATAATTAAGTCGTGTAGAAGATCTTGACTTTCTTTATTGTTGGTAATAATTTTTGAGAAGTTATACCATTTTTTATAGTTTAGCTCTATATGATTATTAGACATTATATTGGTGATTTTTGATAGTATATTTGAGTAAATATACTTAGATTTTTACAGCTCTCAAATAACTCATTATCAATTAGGTAAGTTTCTAATGATAAAAATAATGATGAGTAGTATGCTATAACTTTTAATGTTATATGTCTTGCTGTTATCTCACAGATAGAATCAAGTAATACTTCTATTCTTTTTACTATATTAAATATAGTTTTTTCTGATAGGAATTTAGGTGTTATGATTTTCATAAACTCATCATTTATATCCATCATAGCAATCCAAACAAGGTAATGTGTTTGCGATGTAGTGTCAATAAAATTAGGTATATTACTTAATTTTTCTCTAATATAAGATATATGCTCTTTCATTATATTTAATCTTTTACTATATATTGAAAAGTTTGTGCTCCCTATAAAAAAAAGATGACTATTAGTAATCTAATTACTCGAAGAAGTTTCTTCGAGAGTTATACTACTAATAGCCACTTGAAATAAAGAAATTTATTGCTTTATTTATAGATTGTTTCTATATAAAAGTTTATAATTTATTTTATTTTTTATAATGGTTTCTTGTATTTCTTATAAATAATAATCCTGTTCCATCTATTAATAACTCTTTACTCATATTTTCTTTTCTGTTTTTATATCTTCTATACTAATCTGTGCGTTAAGACCAGCAATAAAAAATTGCTCTATTATTTTCATCTGTGAGCGATCTAAATCTTCTTTCTTTATAATTATACTATCGTGTATGAAATGATACTTTATATCCATTCTATCAAGCTCTGGTAGTATTCTCTCAACCCATAAAAAACTTTCTGTTCCTTGTAACAATAGAGGTAACATTTTATGCGCTCTTTTTATTTTAGCAATACTTTTAATGTCATTAAGGAACTTATATATTGTAGGATATATCATAGAGAAAATCTTCTTATATTCATTAGGTGATTTAGAAGGTGAATAAAGAACTATGATGAAAATTTGCTTTGCTTCTAATCTTGTCATTTTCTCACCAGTTAAATTAAAAACCTCATTGGCAAAATGTCTATAAATATCATCATTCTCACATAAGTTTTTCCACAAATCTAATTCTTTTTTTGATGGTAATTTTACAGTTTTCAATCCTTCTAAAAACCTTACACCGTCTGACTTCCCGAGTGTTTTTTCTATAATTCTGTATTCATAAGAGAGATAAGAATTAGAATAAGAATTTACAGGGGACTTTTCACCTCTTAATTCTTTTAATAAATTAAAAAAGATATTTAACATTGCTGGTTGAGAAGCAACTATATCCATAGAATAATCATAACCTAAAATAAACTTTTTATAATCACCATTTAGAATAGAAAGATTAGTAGTTATTCTTCCATTAGAAGAAGACCTTGATATAAAAAGTTGTTTATCATTTATCTCTAATAATTTTCTTTGTAAAACCGCTTTTGTATATTTAGAAAGTATTCTACCTTTTTTATCAGGTATTTGATTTACATAACAATTAGTAAGATAGTTCCAAGCAGCAATAAAATCTATCTTAAAATCATTCTTAAAATTATTTTTATGTTTAGTTGAAACTTTTAGTTTAGTATCTGTTTCATTTATTGCTTTAATAGTTCTATTAAGATAAGTTTTATTCTCCATAGCAATAGAGGTTAAATCATCAACGAAATCTTCGTTAAGCTTATATGACATAGATTTTTCACCAGGAATATAAAAGTTATCTGTAATAACAACTTTTTCTTGTATTAGATAATCTAAATACAATGAATAATCATTATGAAGTATATTATGAAAAGAATTGGTTTGTATTTGTACTAAATTGTTTCTATCTATATCTCTTGAACCCGCCATTCGTAATATAGTATCACATATTACTATTAAACCTTCTTTGTCTAAAGAATAAATTTTTGATGATAAATCTTTGTTCCACTTGATATAGACGTGTAGTTTGTTGTCTATAAAGTTTTTAATCGATACAGGTATGTATCTGTTAAGTTTTTTTTTCATATTCGTCTTTTATTTTTTATGTCTTTTTATTTACTTGGGAGACGAACCTGAGGGGATCAATCCTCAGGAACCCAAGAAGAAGTTTAATAACTTACTTATAGTAGTGTTTATTTTAATAAACAACTCTTTAGTATATATTATATTTTCAAACTCCCTTTTGTTGTTTTTTTAATTTTTTTTAATTTTTTTTATAAAAAACCCTAACCAAATAATTGATTAGGGTTTTAAAAAATAAAGAAGAAAATTATTATTGCTTAGATAAAATCACATAAGTGATTAAACCTCCTATAATTGTAAGCCAAAAAAAGAATCTTACATTATTATTTATACTTCTTAAATACTGAGTTTGCTTCTCAAGCAATTGTCTGTCTGTTAATTTATTAAATTCCATATTGTATATATTAAAATGTTTGTTGTTCCTTTGTTTAATTTTTAATGTATAATTGTTTATTATATAAACCTAATTTATTCTCATCAATTGCTTCTGTTAAAGTCAATTTTACCTGATTTGCTATCCAACTAAATGGTGAATTAATTATTTCATCTATAGTTAAATACCTAACCACACCATCGGCAAATGTAAATCTATATTCTATAAGATTAGGATCTACCGAAGTTAATCTAGATATCCAAATGTTAATCTCTGGTTGCATAATCATAATTGTATGTGCCATATTTTCTATTTTTTAATTATTACTCGATCATCGATAGTGCTTTCTAAACAAAGATAGTGTTTATATTTAATATAAACAACTTTTAGTACTACTATTATTTCAATTAATCTAATACTAACTCCAACTTTTTATTTCTAATATAAACAATATATAAAGCATACTCATATCTACTAACTTCATCATAACTAATTTTACCGTTACTATAATCTAACCACATAGCATTACAAGTAGTATCATTTTTACTATAAGTTAGAAAATCATTCCAATCATCATAACTTAACAGCTTTTGCCAATCATTTTTGTAACCTTTGACTTGCTCTATTTTCATATTTTTTAATTTAACTCTACAAATTTACAATTATTTTATGATCTAGCAAAATATTTGTAAAAAAATTAAAAAAAAATCAAAAAATAGCAAAAGGGACTGAACATATATTAATATATATAATATAATATATATAAAAAATAAGAAATAAAGAATATGACAACAAAAGAACAATTAAGAAAACTTCAAGATGAATGGGATAGATTATCACTTTATTCATCAAATCCAGAAAAGAAAATGGATAAAATAGAAAAGAAAATGGAAGTTTTAGAAAGACAATTAAAATTAGAGAGTTTAGGAATTTAACCTAAACTCTCAAAAAAATAAATTATTAATATGAAAAACTCAAAATTAATAAACATTAGCACAAAA